CGGTACTGCTCCAGCCTGCGGTCGATCTCTTGGCGGATGGCGCTGTCGGCGTCGAGGCGCAACATGCCGCCACGGACGATGCAGTGCTGATAGAAGATCGGGGTTAGATCGGGATTGCGTTTGCCTAGAGGAACATTGGGCAGGTAGATCGGCTGGCCGCAGCGTGCCAGCGCGCCGTCGGGGTGTATGCCATTGGCATGCAGGAGGTCGAAGAGGGCGGTCTGGGCAAGCTCATAGTCAGCGCCGGACAGGACGCCCGCCAGCGGGATCAGGACGCGCCATTTGCGGTTCTCCGGGGTTGCGCCGGAGGATGAATAGGCAAGCATGCTGACAGGCCCGCAAACGGCCTCTACGGCGGCCAGCACGTCATCTAGGCTGGGGTTGCCCCTGTCGATGTCGAGGGCGAGCATTCGGAAGGCTCCGCGCTCACGCTGGGCTTCGTGCGATCTGCCGTCGTGTTCGCGGTAGGTTGAGGGAATGAAAAAGTCTGCGTCGATCTTTTCTTTCGCCTGCGGTGTGGAAACCATGCGGGCGATGTCGGCCCAAGAGATGCCGGGGTAGGATTGGCCGGGCTTGTCGATCAGGGTGTGGAAAGAGCCGGGGGCTGTCAGGAAGCGGATATCAGACATTGTGGCCACCGCGACACTTGCCACCAGATATAGACTGCATTAAAGTATTCCTTGTGTTGGGTTGCTCTCACACATCTGGAACCTGCTCCTCCCTCGGTTCCGCCTGCCTTACTTGAACCCCGGCGCGTTGGTCTCACGCCGGGGTTCTTCTTTACTAAAATGGGATTTCGTCCCCCAGATCATCTGCAATGGCTTGGCGCTTCTGTTCGGTCAAGGGCGCTTTTGCCTGCTCGAAGGGATCGGCCTTGCTTTCGACGGTATCGAAATCATCCATGCCGCCGTCGCCGTAGCGGGCTTCTGTGACCTGCACCGCGTCCAGCAGGAGGGAGATGCCGCCGTTGCCATCGGGATCGATCACAGCGACAGCCCACGCGCGCACGGTGCCTTTGGAGCCTCCCCAGAAGGCCAGATCGGCCAGCGGTTGCTTCTGCCCGTCGATGACGGTGGGTGCCTTGTTGGGCGTGCCGTCCTTCTTCATGCCGTTGCGCTTGGCGGTGAATTGTACCATGCCGGTTTCGTTGCCATGCTCGTCCTTCAGCTTCTTCATGCTGAAGATGGTCTTGAATTGAGGCATCTTGCTGTTGCGCGAGCGGCAAGCCTCATAGTGGGCGCGCAGTTCTTCGTAAAGCGGCTTGGCCTGCTCCTTGGTCATCTCAAAGGCCACGGACCAAGCCGCGTTGGATGCGGTGGGCGCGCAGGGTTCGCTGGCCTGCTTTTGGGTGTTGAACCGATAGGTTTGGTTCAGCTTGGGATATTGCAGGGTCACGTTCTTGACGAGAACCTTGTGGAAGTCATCATTGTTAGCCATGGTTTGCTCCTCTCTGGCTTGTGGTCTCAGAAGTCTACGGTTTGGTCGAAGATGTCATCTTCGGTGGTCTCGGTCTGCCAACGCGGCAGATCGATATGGTTAATCAGTGGCCAGCCCGTTGTGAAGTCGGAAACTGCGGTGGCGTTGCTGATCTTTTGGAGGGTCTGGGTCACGACCTGATCGGCGTGGTCCAAATAGCGGTCGGTCAGGGCATGGACACCGACAGCAAAGGGTGCCTCTTTCTCGACCGCGATGAACATGAACGTGTCGGCTTTGTAGCCAGCGGCACGCAGGGCGCGCAGATAGAATGCCGCCTGCACGTCGTATGCGTATTTGCGAAGCTCACGCGGGAAGCCGTCTGGGCTGGCGTCGGTGGTGGTCTTCACGTCGAACACAAGGCCGACCTCGGGCAAATAGGCGTCGGGTCGGCATTTGATTTCGGTGCCTGTAGCCGGATCGATGCCGAAGAAGCTGGCCTCGGCCACGAAGGTCGGATCGGCCAGATACATGGCCGCGACCGGGTGAGCCTTGACGGCATCGGCGATGCGTGCGGCCAGATCGAACTCAGCCTCGGGCAGCAGGATTTGGCCGTCCAGATCGGCGGCAAGCTGTGCCTCTTTCCACTTGTTGCCACGGCGATCCTCGGGGCCGCGTAGGACGAGGTTCTTTTCCGGCTCCAGCACCAGAGCGTGAACGGCGCTGCCCAACGCGAAGGCCGAGGTTTCCTTGCGGACCTTGCCCTTCCAGTGTGCCAGCGACTTGGTGTGTACCGCCTTCACGTCCGAGGACGAGATCGCGGGGTGGGCGTGGTAGTCCTTGTTCGTCAGGTCGGTTCTCATTGCTCTCTCTCCACTAGGTCAAAGTCATCAAAGGTTTCGCCCTGAACCCGCCGCACGGTGGCAAACATAGCGGGCAGGCCGTAGGCAACCTTGGATTCATAGGCGACGTGAGCCTTGGCCTTATGCGGCCAGAAATTGATGAGTTGGTTGCCAACTTCCATCTGAAGATGCCAAGGCGCGGCCTCATAATTTGGCCAAAACAACTTGCTGATAATGTTGTTGTCGTAGGCCGCCACGATGAAGTCGCGGTTATTCTGGTCCTGATCGTCGTAGCGGGCGTACATGTCCTCTGGCAGCCCGGTGAACGGTCGTCTGGTCATTTCTTCCTCCATCCATAAAGTGCGATCAGTGCTGCCTCGGCTCTGCCGTCGTCTTTGACCCGCGCCCATTGATCGGACGAGTCGGGGAAGTATTGGCTGGCCAACGCTCGGCTAGCGTTCTTGTCGGTCGAGAGCCGCATGTTTTTCTTCCACGCAGACGGATCGACCTCAAATGTCGGCACGCCGGAAAAGAACAGGCAGGCCTTCAGTTCGCCGTAGGCCTGCGCGATGGTAACGGCGTTCTTGATCCCGATCATGCGTGGGAAAAAGGGCCGCTCAAGCCAGCAGCATTTGACCTGCCCGATGTCAGAGATCAGCGCGCGCTTTTCGTCCAGTGTGCCGGGCATGTCGTACGTCTTGACCTGCATGTCGTCAGTGTCGAGGAGCGCGATGGCCCCGCTTTTGCCGGGGTCGATGCCGATGATGTATGACATTATGCCGAACTCCTTTTTTCCATGTATTCCCTGTGCCTCCTTGCATTATCGGCGCGACATTCTGGGCAGCGACACTTGAACCGCTCATAGCCAATCCGCGTCCCGTGTATCAAAGGTGACGCGTTTTTCTGCACAAGGTTTTCAGATGTTAGAGCCAAATCTGGCCCCATTCTTTGCAACCGCCTCCAAAGCGTGTCCAATTTCAAACCTATTTCCATAGCCCATTCGGCGATTGTCTGGCTCTTTCCGTTGAACTCAATGACTACACTCGTCCTTTTGTTATTGGACTGAGTTTTCCAGCTAGCCCAACGGCAGTTCTCTGGCTCGTAGTGTCCGTTCACATTGATCCGATCTAACGAGTAGCCTTCAGGGCATGGCCCCATGTCATCCAGAAAGGCGTCAAAGTCATGCGCCCACCTCTCGCAGACCTTAATTCCGCGACCACCGTAATTGTGCCAAGACGCATTCTTCGTGCTGGTGCAGCGGTTTCGCATGCTTCGCCATGCAAAATACTCCCGGCTTCCAGACCTAGCCTTCCACTTTTCCCTTGGCATGCTTTGCTCCCAGCTCTCCAGCTATTGCGCCATATCCGCACAAATCTTGACTTGAGTCAATATGCGCCGGGTTACTTTTCATCCTGGCCAGTTTAAACAGACACATCATAACCGCTACGTCGTGGTCAGTGACGCGCGCATCCAGATGCGCCGACCAGTAAGCCGCGATCAAGCCGAAGTTGCTCTCCGCATCGCCGTGCGTGTCTGCGCGATCCTTGGTGATGTATTCCTTGGCGGTGTCCAATATTTCGGCGCGGTTCATTTCCACGTCCCCTTGTCGCGCAGGCTGTCGATCCCGGTGATCTCGGCCAGCCGGTTGCGGTAGATCGCGCCCGGCGTGATGTTGTTTTGCATCCAGCGTGACATGCTGGACTTGGCGACGGGGACTTGGTCAGCGATCCAGCCAAGCTTGCGCCCGCCGCCCGCCGCCCACTGTCTGATTTGATCTTGTGCCTTCACGGCGTCCTCCTGCGTTTCGGTTCGATCTGTCTATTTGTGAAATTATTTTGCGTCAAGTGCAAATATTTTCTTGCACGGGGTGTGATAGGGTGTATTGTGGGGATACGAACTAGCAAACAAGGATGACCGACATGACCACCACCGTAACCACGATCAACACCAAGTGCATCCGCGTTGAGATGCTGAACACCCAGCTTGAGCGCGAGATTTACTGGATCGACCTGCGCGGAGTTTACATCGACACGAAAGCCCCGATGGTCAGCGTTTCGGTTTCCCGCAAAAACGGCGGATCAGCCCAGCTTAACAGCAACGTTCACCAGACCCGCATCGGTCGCGTTTGCTCGGTCGCCCGCAAGGAACTGGCGGCATACGTTAAGGGCCTGCTGGAAGTGCAGCCGGAAGCTGGCTTTGATAGCCGCCCCGCATGACTGACCTCGAGCAAGAACTAAACCTGCTGGGCGTCATCGCCCAGCCAGCACCCCGCCCCCAGCCAGCGGCCTACGCGGCGCCACAGTGGAAACCAACTTACCCCGGCGAAGAGCCGCCGTTTTGATAGGAGAGCAACATGTCCG